TACTGTTCTTTGTCCGTGCAGTATTCAGCTGACGGTCAATAGTACCATCACCTGTTGTACTAAACAGACCATCACCAAACAACTCATCTTTAATGACACTACCAATAACCATGGAAGTCAAGAAACTGCCAATAGCCTTACGCCCAAGCGTACGGTTTTTAAGGTCGATCAGCGTGTTAAGCTTTGCTGTTTCATCCATCAGCTCTACTTTATGACCACGAGCCTTCAGGATACGTTCCATCTGCTCAGGGTTTTCCATAAAGGTTTTGACAGACGTATATGCCAACTCGTTAACATCTTTCTGGAAAGAACGCAACGGAGCAGGGATATAATCATCAGCCACCCGAACAATGTTTGTCATTGTTGTAGGGAACGTAAAGATTGGAGTCAAAGCAGGAATAGATGTTAGGAGATTACCTAAATCCTTACTAAATCCACTCTCTAGGTTAAGAGCAATATCAGATGTACTATACTTAACAGCTTTATCTGTAATCAAACCGTCAGCACCAAACATGCTGTTGTATTCAGCATCAGCAAGTTCTTTGACCCTAGCTCGGGTGACTGTTTCACCTAGTGTCTCAAGCTCATCCATAGCACGGAAACGTGCCTGAGCGTTAGCAAGAGTAGCACCAGTCCAAGCGTCAAAACCAGAGAACAGGTTAGGTACCAAACGGAAGACAGGATCAGCCGCCATGGCTTGCATGTCTTCGTACATCCTAACCAGGAATTTAAATCCATTCCTACCCTGTGCAGCCTCTTGCTCAGCAATAAATTTGTACTGCTCTAGCTTCTCTTCCTGTTTAATAACAAGGTCAAGGCGAGACTGTCCCTTAACAGAGTTAGGGTTCTGAGATGCTTTCATAAACATCTGACCTGCATAAGGCAACGCTTTCTTTTGCGTATCCCAAATAGCACTATAAGCCATCCAACCACGCTGGATATTTTTCATATCCTGACGCAGTACAGAACCACCAAAGTATGAGATAGGTTCTGCTACAAGACCGCTAAGGTTACCGTACAAAGCCTTACCTGCAGTGCCTACAGCAGACAACAGGCTGTTAAAGTAGTTAGAACGTACAGCTTGTGTAATGATATTAGGTTGATCAGGGTTACGATCAATAATAAGTCGGAAGTTCGCAAAGCTATTGAGGATGTCCTCGTTCATCTTTGCAATGGTATTAATCCGACCATCGCTAAGCTCATACAGCTCCAGGAAAGAGTCTAGCATTTCAGGACGGTTTTCCTGCATCCACATCCAATTTTCAGTAAACTTCTCACTGTCAGACTGGATGCCTCTGAGTGCAGTAGGATAACCGTCTTTAATCTCCTGTGCAATCTGTTCTGGTGATTTAAACTTGTTCTTAATTTTCTCACCAAGAGCAGCAATACCTTTCTTTTGCTGAGTAAAATAACGGGTAGATCCAACCAGTTGTTGGAGGAAATTAATCTTGTCCAGGATCTGCTCTTGAGCGTTTTCAATAGCAATAGAACCACGGTTAATACGAATACCTTCAGCAAGGTCAGCAACCTGACCAGCCATAGACGTTGCAGTATATGCCTGAGCACGTGCAACATCCATACCTTGGAACTCTTTTACCAAAGTATTGATAGAACCAAGAGCATCGGTATAACCATCCTTTGCTAATACCTCAACACCAGCCTCATTCTTGTAGATCTGAGGATCCAGCATCCGACGCATGTCTTCAATACTAGCAGTAGGATCGAACAATTCTAGGACAAGTTTGTCACCAGCTTCTGCTACCTCATCTGCAGATACAGCAAAATCGTCAGCAACCATGCCGACCTTATCAGCTTCTTTAAGCTGTTTAGTCAGACCAATGGTAATCTCTTCCACACCGCCAGGGGTTTCAGCGCCATACTTAAGAGCAGGACCACTGATAAAGTTACCAAGGCGACCGTGAACAGTACCTTTGTTACCTTGAATAAGTGCAGCATCTACGCTGGCACCTACAATACCAAGGTCATCTACAGTACGGAGACCAGTCTCTCGGAAGTCGTACAGGTCATGCACACCTTTGATGGCTACGTTTGGATCGTCTGTTTTGCTTGCGTTGTAATAACCAAGTTCATCCAGTGCTTCATCCTGTTTAGCCTGATATTCAAGCAGAGCTTCTTCAGGTACATCACTGGTAGGTTTAGGTCTATTATTGGCAAGGTATTTAACAGCTTGATCACTTTCACCAACAATTTTAGGTGCATTTTTAAATACGTCTTTTACTTCACTGACAGCAGAGACAAATTTACCAGTAAAATTAGCAAACGGGATCAAGAATCCCATCGACAAATCTTCATTAATGTTTTTCTGTCGTTTGATGTCTGGTGTATCGCCAGCAAGAGTAGCCCAACTATCAGGGATAAAATCCCAGGTTGCAGGCCAGTTCTTTTTAAGCATTCCAGTTAGGTTGTCCTCTTCATATTCAGAAGCGACAGCACCCACAACAACACCAGCACCAGCTTCGATACCGCGCTCACCAACAAACTTCATAAAAGCTGTATTACCAAGTCGGTTAATCGGGTTTGCTGCTCCGAGTTTACTGACAGCTTTAGCTTGCAATGAAGCTGCTCCACGCATACCAAGACTCTGTACACCCATGGTAGGGAGGACAACAGACGATACTGCACGGACAGTCTGAGCTACTTTGTTTTCATATGGACTTGCCTTAGGAATCTCTGGGATAAAATCAGGAAGAACAAAATTAGCAAAGTCAGTGGCTGTATCAATAACACCACGAATAGCTGCTGCATCAAGTTCAGCACCTTCTTTTCTAATTTGCTCTAAATCGATGTTACCTTCGGCATCTTTGTATGGGCTCGTATCCGTAGATGGAGCCGGTGACTCTTGCGTAGGTGCGGCTGGCGCTGCCGTAGCAGCCTGTGCGGTGTCTTGCTCAAGCGCCATTTGCTCCTCTTGAGGGGCAGCTTCTCTCATCTCGATATGTTCGATCATATCGTTAGAGAGTCTTGTCTGGCGCTCTTGCTCATCCAACACATACTCCTCACCTATGTTAGAGTATTCTGTGGGATCTTTCATCTAAGCCTATTAGCAATTTGAATCAGTTTTTGTGCATACTCAGGGTCAGTTGCGTAACCCTGTTGCTGCAACATTATCGCCGCTTCTTCTAAAGAATTAGCATTGTTTACACCCTGATAACCGGGGTAATCTTTATACCATTTATTTACCAGATCACTTACAGACTCTTGAGGTGAGCTGTAATTTTTAAAGTTAGCAGTTTCTGTACCCTCAACACCATCACGGAATTCTGTCGTTTGCTTTGCTGTAGATGATTCATTTGCTGTAGCTTTTATACCAAAAAAGTTATTAGTACCAGACAAAGCAGTACCACCAGCTGATTCAAGGATCATCTGTGCAGCAACCAGCTCAGGGAACTTAGCCCCAGCTGATCCAGCCATATCCATAAAACCGTTGATTGTTTTCTTCTGTTGTCTGGTATATCCAAGATCACCAGTAAGTGGACTAAGCGCCCGGTCCATCTGAGCTTTAGACCCATTCTTCATACCAGACTGGAACAATTTAGCACTTGCAAGTGGCAGGTTGTCCATCAACTGAACAGCAGGGGTTTGTGTTATTAGAGGTACGTTTTCACCGGTAACTCTATTGTGAGCCACGATTTGAGCATTCATGACTTCACTATATTTTACACCAAACATATCAGCTACTTGCATAGCTTCATCTGTAACCTCCATCGGCAAACCTCTAGAAGACCGGAAGGAAGCTTCTTTTACTTGATCCGCATCCATCAACAAATAAGGTTGATCAACAACTTCACCTAAACTTTTATTCCTCGACACCCGAGCAACGTACGAGGCTTTCTGTGATTGCTCGGGGTCTACTTTCCCAAGGTAGCGGTAGACTCTACCGGCAGAAGTATCTGAGTAAGCAAAGGGGTTATTAGGATCGTTGGTGTGAGCAGTTTTAAGTAGGTCGTTAGCATTTTTAATGGAAACTAGGGCGTTGCCTGTGGCTTTCAAATCATTTTCAAACCATTTGGCAATGTCAATTTTATTAATCTCTGTTTGAGTATCAGAATCTCCAGCAAATTGAGATGAAAAATCAGCTAGTTCTGCGCTTATTTCATCAATCGCATCCTCAACAACAGGGTACTGCTCTCCGTATTTACGAATCTGCTGCTGCTCAAACAGACTTTTAGCAAGTTTAAGGTTATCACTATCTGTAATGTTATTAACATAACCACTATCCAGCATTCCTCGTGCTGCCAACAACTCAATATCATTAGCCTCATCTTGCTTATTATTTTTTAGAGCCTGACTGTAGATATTTTTAACAAGAGTAGGAACAGGTTGATTGAATTGCTTAGCAGAGTTTTCGGTCCACAAAGCCATAGCTTCATGAGGTGCCCTCTGGAAATCAGCATAGATAGCTGGCATGTTGTTGTCAACCAGTTCCAGCAATTCTAGTTTGTTCTGCTCGTCTTCAGCTTTCTCAAGTTTACGTTGCTTTTTACTGAAGGCAGCATATGCAGGGACTGCACGATCCTTGCGGTCTTCAGCATATGTCCTACCTTTACCATCCCTTGAGATTGGCAAAGACAAGAGCATTTTAGCGTGCTCCTCTGTAGGTGCATTTTCAATAGCCTCGTCAAGTTTATCGAGCGCATCTGCATAACCAAAGACACTTTCGTTTTGGTTCCAGGCTTTGGCAGCATCTTCAAGGTTACCGCTAGAATAAAGAACTTTAACTTGTTCTCTAGCTTCTGCCTTAACAATTTTTAGCTGAGATGCTCTGACATTTTGAAGCCGTTGATCATTACCTTTTTCAATAGCGCTAAAGGCTTCAGCAAGGTATGCAGCCTTCGGGTTACCCATTGTGATGAGTACATCTTCTTTAATACGGTTCTGCAGATCACGCTGCAGATCCATATCATTTGAAGCTGCTAGACCCTCTTCAGTAAGAGAAGCCCTATCCATCAATGTATTGTACAGAGCCAACGCCCGCCGGTTCTCATACACCTGTCTGGCAGCACCTACGATTGCAGGGTTAGCCACATGGTTCGTGGTAGTCTCAAGAGGATCTTCACCATTACGAGCAGCATTTTCACGGATCTCAGCATTGAGCTGAATACTACCATTTGTCTGTGCAATACGTGCATCGTGTTGAGCGACAAGAGAATCGATTCCAAGATCTGCAATTTGTGCCTGGGCGATGTTACGCTTAGCATCACGTTTTGCTTGCTCAGTAAGGGCTGTAGTAATTGCAGGAGAAAATGTAGCTAGACTTGAAAGGATCTCGTATGGAGCCTGTTTTTCCTTTGCATTACTTGCAATGTTAGCAAGTTCTTGTTTGTTTTTTTGTTGTTCGTTATATATCCGGGTTTTGAAGTTTGCCTCCTCCATGTCCCGAGTATATTCGGCGTTGCTTTGCATCGCGTCCAGATCTTGTCGATCCTGTTCACGTTCTGCGCGACGACGCCGTTCCATATTTTGGATCAACCGGTTGCTTTCATCACGCATCCGGTCAATAGCCGCTGTACTTAGTTTTGGTGGAGCAAATCCCCGACTGCGTGCAGCGGGTTGATATTGGATACGTGCCATAGTTTAATTAAAGTTTATCTAAGAAATGAGCCGACTCCAGCGGAAATACCTATATTAGTTGCTACGCCAGTTCCAGCAGTAGCACCAGCTGCAATTGCACCTGCACCAGCAGTGACACCAGCCGCAACAGCGGATCCAACTCTAGCAATACCTGCTGCCCAAAGATTTTCTTGCTGAGCTGGTGGTACAAATCCAGGAATAGCTTGCATCCGATCAACAAACACGCGCTCTGGAGGTTTCCTAGGAACAGGGTCATAAGGTAGACGTGCTGGTTTAATCATCATACCTGCTCTGGTATTTACATCAGCAAACTTACGCTCCAGGTTAATTTGACTTACGTTACGTTCTGCTTGGTTAATTTTACTTTCCATGCTTGCACGTTGTATCTCAAGGTTAGCTTCAGCTGTATCCTCAGCATTTGCAATAGCGTTATCAATTCTTTCCAAATTAATACCAACACCCATTTCAGCAAGAGAAGAGTCAGCTTGAAGTTCAGCCATCTGTAGATGAGCTGATACACGCCGTCCAGACATTTCAGTGTCAAGTGCCATTAGATTACGTTGCAATGCAGCCATATTAGCCTGAGTGCTTTTAGCTGTTGATTTACCAGCTTGACCAAGTTGAGTAGTACCTTGAGCAACCAAACTGTCAATTATAGTTGATTGCTTCTGCAAAACATTTTGAGTTTCTTGTTGGTTTAACTCGTTTAGTATATTTGCGATGCCAAACTTTTGTTTGCTTTTAATACCCATCAATTGTAACTGTTGATCTCTCCGATCAAACATACCCTGAGTGTATGCTTCTTTGAGATTAGCCATCGAAGCGTCATGCTGAAATTGATTTTGAATAAATGCTTCTTCAATAACAGCCTGCTCACCTTCAATACCTAACCTTTCTGCATCAGCGTTTAGACCAAGCTGTGCATTACCAATAGCTGTGCTTTTTTGGAACTGTTTTAATTGAGATAGGTATTGAAAATCTTGGATTTCCTTACCACGCCTCCAATTACGCATATTAGATTCATGCGTAAAGTCACGCATCATATGATAGTTTGCTCTATCAGCAGCATCTAATTTATCGTTATGCGCGTTAATCATACGCGCTTGTCTTTCATTATGTTCCCGCTGTTTCTTTTCAGCTTTTTTAGCTGCTTTATTGCGGCTATGGGCACCGCCAGTAATCAAATCTTTAAAGAACTGCATCTCCAGACCTGACTCGGCAAGCTGTTGATCCAGTAAATTTTCTTTTGGATTAAACATCAAGCCCTCCTATAAAATCGTGGAGAATAGTTACCTTCCCACATCATTGACACCAACGATACAGGGTATGGAAAATCACTTGTCACTTTAAGTTCAAAATTAGTATTACGTTGATGGATGGGGACAATAAATTGCCGCTCAAGTTTAACAGGGTTGCTGTCTGCCAAGTAACGATCGCTGTCTGCTGTATGTTCTACAAGTTTCCACTCATTAGAACCATCAGCTTTAACTTTAAAAGTAATAGCACCAGTTCTGCCGACAGAAAATTTAACCCTTGAAATAGTCAATGTAGCAGTAAAATCAGTTTCATTAGGTTCCGGTCTGTAGTAAAATTTAGGTAGTGTTACATCTAAATTGTAACCATATCCAACAATAATACCGTCAGCATAATCAGTAAATTTACCTTTTACTTCAAAATAATTATAATCTGTATCTGATTCAACTCGTTCTACAGCAGAAGTGTAGTACCCTGCATCAGCATCGATAGCTGCTGCTGTACCTACATCAGCTTGAGGCACAGACAAAAACATAACAGCATCTTTGCTATCTATGGGTGTGTAAGGTACATAGATTTTGGTGATATCGTTTGTCTCATCATACACTACAGCATCAACTGAAGAATGTGGTTTTACAGGACGTGTAGCCATATCCAAACAGGGGTTGCCTGTCATACTGGTAGCAGTAGCAACAACGTCACCAGTTGGGATTTGGTCAAGTGTAATTCTACCAATCGTATATTCATCGCCATGTTGAGACACAACGGTAACGTTGTCGTCAATAATATCAGCAGCCTGTATTGTACCAATTAATTGCCACTTAACCCATGCTTGGAACAAATCTTTTTCACCGTTGTTGTAAAATCTGTACAAATACATGTAAGAAGTATCACGGTCAGAAAGCATTACAACAGAATTTTGTGAACTTACTGTCAATCTATCAACAGTGTCAGGAATCCATTCCAATACGGTTTTGCTAATATCTACAACCAAAGGGCTTTGCTCAATTTCCCGCAACTGTAAGGTAAACAATTTTGCATACCCAGGTACAGTATTAACAAAAGCAGTGGTAGTGCCAATATCAACAGGTGAAATATTAGAAGCCATCTCATAGTTCGAGATAGACCTAATTACAGTTGTTTTAGGTGTTAGAGTTGTAGCACTGGCAGAGTACATTTGAAACTGCTGCCTATCACTAAACAGAAGCAGACCTTGTGGTGACGGCAGTACGTCATTTAAGGTTACAGGTCTAATACTTGCAACATTTAAATCAATAGGATCTGAATCTACTTGAGTTAGTGCGGATTTAACAAAAAAATTAAAAGAATCGTTTGCAACGCCAAGGAATACATTATCCTCGGAAAGCACACCAAATCTATTATTATAGAAAAAAGTTGATGTAATTTTGTTTCCAATAAATGATGGTACTGGACTACTATTATCATCACCGACTTGTCTGTCTGTCCAAGTCACAGGTCTGAAAGTAAAAGTAGTTGCGCCAGTATTTTCTAACTGGTGGGGCAAGGTAGCACCGTTAAATCCTGGAGAAACATCTCTAGCAATAGTTTCTTTCCAATAACCTTTACCGCGAGTACCATTAAATGCTTCGTACTCAAGGTAGTAATCATCGTCAGCAGAACTTGTATTTAAGATTTTAACGTGATGTCCATTGTAAGATTCAGCAGGTACATCACTTGCATCAGCTACACTATCTTGAAAAGATTCAAGAGAAGTATTACCTAGACCACCTTTAGCCTCTAATGTAAACGCTAGGGGTGTTCCTGTCGGTGCTGTGTAGTCTGTAACAACAGCGTTAGTACCAGAAGTACGTTTAATAACAAGGCTGTTTGTATAAGCTTCTAAGGACCACACGCCGCTAAAATTAGCATTATTAGCTGCCTGCTGTGTGTCAATAAGATTTTTAATAGCATCAATTAAATGATGAGAATTATCAACGCTACTGCTGTTGTAAACTAGAAAGTCATCAAATGTGGTAGAACTTTCAGCAGTGGCTTCAGCTGCAAGACCTTGGATTGTTGCACTATATTTTAGACCATCATTTAACGAAGTCAGCCTTAGTGTACCAACAGAGTTAGAAACAAACGTACCGTTTGCTTGCATTGCTGCTGTTACAGTTTTGTTAGTAACAACAGTTACATCTTGAACACTCCGAAAATGGTAATCAGATTGTTTTGTTCCAGTAAGATAAGAAGCACCGTTATTTGTTACTGTGCAAAAAGTCCCATCCTCTTTAGTCCAAATAAAAATATCGGAACCTTTAATTGCGCCAATATAAGAACCAGCGTCGTCACGGTCAATAAAAAACCATGCAGCGCCTTCTAACTCAGTTTTAGTGAACGGTTCATAATCGTCATCAGCCCCTTTTTTTAGTACGTTAACATGCTCCATGCCAGGTCTTTTAAGCAGACCATAGGTAGGATCTGGGTACCCATTAACACACTCTGTTACTTGATTAATAAGTTTTTTGTCATCATTTTGGCGGGATACACCACCAAGAAAATTAGGCGTTGTTTGAGTAATTGCTGGCATTAGCGTTGCAGGGTATGGAACGGCTTGTAGGGTTGGTAAAAATTACCAGCATTAGGTGAGCCAAAGAAAGTATAGTCACCTTGATTACACTCGTACTCCATAGCTTGAGCCCGTGTAACAGCTTCTTTTTGTTGAAGGATTTGATATTGATTAGAATCACCAATAATACGACTAGAAACAATAGCAGCAGATCTAGCAACAATGTGAGCTTGAATAGGAGCAGGGATGTTTTCCCATTCAAAAAGCCAAACAATGTCTACATAAACAGTCTCTGCAGTCCATTCGTAAGAATGCTTCTTTTTATCGTACAGTTTTCCGCCACGATAAATAGCTTCTTTTTCAATGTTTTCAGGGTAACCTTGATTAAGGTCCATCTGTAAAACATCGTCTGCAATCCTAATTTCATTATTAGAATCAGGTGTAATTTTATAGTCGTATTCTGTATTGAATGACCAGCCTTCGCTCTGTACCTCACGCGACACTTCTCTCAGGGTGTTGAGTGCAATCGCAACGTCCGGGTTGGTTTGGGTTTCAACTCTAGTTGTAACTTTATTTTGAGTCAGTGCCCGCTCAGAAACAGTCTGTGAAATGTTAACAGTATATGTATAAGTCACAGGATTAGTTGACTGTTCGACACCAGCAACCGCAATAGAAGTACCAGTAGTTACACCCGTACCACCAATATATGTGCCAACAGGAATGTTAGCAGTTTGAGTGGTTAGAGTAGTACCTGAAATGGAACCAGTAAAACGGTCAACCTCATTAATTACAATAGTTTCTTCAGTTGTCAACGTGGTTACAGGAGCCTGACCAACTGACGCCAGGATCTGATTAACAGCTTTAAGCTCAGTGGAGCCAGTAGATAGGTAAGGCATAATTGATAATGAGTATTATTCTCAATAAAGAATTAAAAAAAAGGAGCCCCCGAAGAGGCTCCCATA